GGCTTCCTGTACCTGACTGCTTGTCGGAAAAGACGTTCTGTCCCCGAACTGCCAAGAGTTTCTTGGTGGGTCTTCTTGAGGACCCAGAGGGCCACGCATGGTGGCCGATGGTAAGAGGTTTGTCCGCCTCTCATCGGTTGTCGTTGGGTGGTACCCTCTTCCTCTTCCGGAAGTGCCTACCATCAGTCGGTGTGGAATCCGACCTGATCCGTTCGCACAGAGCAAGACTCTGTACGGATCCCGATCGTCCTTCCCTCCCGCCGGGCTACCTTCGTTTCTGTCGTAAGACAGTTCGAAGGTTGTTCCCTCCGGGTTGGGATAGGGCTTACCCAGACCTAGTTTGGGGTTCCACTCCGTCCGTTTCGGCGTGTACGGAGTCGTCAAGGGGGAAAGGGGGCGCCCGCGCCCTGCGACCCGATAGGGGCCAGTTCGTGAGTCGTTGTCTTAGGGAGGATTGGAGCTTTGAGATCCCTCGGGATGTCAAGTTTTCAGTCGTCTCGGACGGCGGCAAGGACCGAATGGTCACTATCGGGCCCGCAGCTCAGCGCATCCTACATCCCCTCCACAAAGCGCTCTACGAGCGGCTCTCTCGGTTCGATTGGCTCCTTCGTGGCGAAGCCAAGCCGAGTAAGTTCAAGGAGTTCCGTCGCCAGCGCGGAAAGTTGTTCGTGTCGGGCGACTACGAGGCCGCGACCGACTACCTGCCACTCGAGGTGGCGGAGGCGATCCTGGAAGTCGTGCTCGCGAATTCTCGGTGGATCCCTTCTTCGTTGGGGAAGCAGGCTATGCTTTCTCTCCGAAGTCGGATCATCTACCCTGATTCGTCTTGCGCGTTCGACCAGGTGGTGGGACAGTTGATGGGGAACCTCCTGAGTTTCCCCCTCCTCTGTCTCCAGAACTATTGCGCCTTCCGTTGGGTCTTTCCGGATTCCCGTCCGGTTAAGATCAACGGAGACGACATAGTTTTCGCCGCCACCAAGGAAGAGTTCGAGCGGTGGTTGGAAACGGTCCGGAGTTTGGGATTACGTGTGAGTCGAGGGAAGACGATGTTGAATCCCTCGTTCTTTTCAATTAACTCACACTTTTTCCGTGCCCTTCCGGACTCTGACCCCCTGGTGGTGCCCGTGTTGAGGACGGGCGGCCTTGTCAAACCGGTCGCTTCGGCGTCTGGCCTGGGTAGCGCTTTTCGCCGCTTTTGCCGAGGGTTTCGTGGCCCTGCCCTTTTGGGGGCAGAGGTCATGTTCCTCCGGCATCGCGGCGCCGCTATCCGCAAGACAGGTCGTTCTTGCCTCCGCGGGTTAGGGATTCCATGTTCGATGGAGTCGCTCCAAAGGGCCGGCCTTTGGAGGAGGGAGTGTTGGTACGCTGAGAGCGTACCCCGAGAGCTCGAGTTGCCCGTCGATCCGAGTCGCCTTAATTGGTGCTCAGTGCCGGACGGGTGGACCCGGGTTCCCTTGAGAGGGGGCCGAGCAGTCAAACGGCGAGTCGCGGAGGTGCAGTCTGCATTTATCCGTGAGCTCGTCGCCTCGGCCTGGAATTCCCAGGCTACTAAGGGTAAGCTGGAGCGTCAATATTGGGCCGATCTCTCCCAGTCCGGACACGAGTGGCATTACCACGCGTGGAGGATGGAGCGGAAGAGTCCCAAGCGTTTGTTTGGGATCGTGCTAGGGGCGGCGTACCGGGTGAACTCCCGGGCCGCCGTTCCTTGGCTCGAATCGGTCCCGTATCGACGTTTCCGGACCGGAGTAGGTGGGAGGAAGCCTCGGTTGGTGTGGGCACCGAGGGAGGAGGGGGTCGGAGAGGAGCCCACCTGGGGCGAGAGTTTGGGGGCAGTGGCTCTGAAGTGGAATATCTCTGATTTCTACGACAGGCTCACTGGAGGCGCATCGTAAGATGTTTGCGTGCCTCGGCGGGGAGGAGGTATAGGACTTTACCCGGACCATCGCTAGGATGGAACTTGTAAGTCGGAGGTAAGGAGTGTTGACGGCTAGGATGTTCCGTCGGTCGTGATGAGACCAGCAATCGCTGTCTCGAATCCCACTGCTGCGAATGCGGCGAAGTCTGCGAGTGTGGTTAGGGGCTGAAAACCCCCTTCAACCCGCGGCGACCCTGAAGGTGAGCGCCGGTATGATAGAACCCGGCTGCCTTGGGCAACGCTGCGTATCGTGAACGATGGGGAGGAGAGATTGTTAGTCGGTTGTTGGGTACTCGCGCTCGATGTTCCTGCCATGAGCTCCCCAACTTCGCAAGTTTATCCGTCTTGGAACGGGGTTTCACCTTTACTGACCTGCAGGTGGT